GCGGCTTCTTCGGGCGCGCCTGCGCCGGCGTGTCCTTGCCGGCGCTGCCACGTTGGCTGACAATTGGCTCAGTCTTGTCAGCCTTCGGTGCGAGCTTCCTGGGAGACCCGGGTGGTGTGACTTCGCCATGCATCATGGGCGGGTCGAACCGGAACACCGCGGTCTGGGCAGCCTCTTTGGGCTTGTCCTTCCGCAGGGCCTCCTCCTCGTCTTCCTCATCGGAAGACGGCTCGGGGTCGCTAAGCGACTCCGAAAGCAGCACCTCCTCACCTACCACCGCATAGCTCTCGGCCGGGGTTGCCAACTCAGAGCGAGGCGTGGTGAAACCTACCATGGGAGCGTTCTCCATTGGCTCGTCACTCAGGGCGAAATCCTCCAGTTTGTCCCAGTCGATGTCTGGCCGCAGACGTGCGCACTCGGTCTTGACCCACTCTCCTCCTCTGTTCGTGAAGAATGAGCCCAGCTCCATGCATTCCTTACCCTTGTAGCGCGCGGCAGCAACGGATTCGTCGCTGACCCGCCCGTGGCGCGATTCGTACTCTGAAACGATCTTCTTCAGAATCGGGCCCAAGATCGGGGTGTTCATGTCATTCAGCTGGTAGTTTCGAGCCTTGGCAGCGCCTGCTTCCTTCGGCGTGACATCATGCCGGAACGAGATGTGAATTTTCGCGAGACAGCGGGGCACGTCACCAACATTGTCCACGACGCCTATCCAGGCTCCAGGTGACCACCAGCGGGCAAGGAAGGTCACCACCTCCCCGCGGGTCTTGCGCGCTGCCTTAAGGCGGAGTCCCCACTCCGCGGCGACAGCAGCGTAGAGCACTGGGTCGACCGACGGCGTCAGCCCGTCGTCACCACCGTAGAGGCCCAGCATGTCATATGCCTCCTCGTCGGAGTAGCCCATCTTGACCAGGGTCACCCACGCGATGAAAGCGTTGACCGCACCATTCAGGCAAGCCGTGAAGGGTGAGCCGGACATCCGTGCGAGGTGCGTGTGGAAACGCCACCCGCCGTTGGTTTTGGACGTGTTGTGGTACATCAGTTTGTGCACCTCTGCCACATCGTCGCACCCGAACAGTGTCGTCAGGAAGATCCGCTCGAAGATCCGGACTTTGAGGCTGACTGTGCCGTCAAACCTCTCATAGTCCGTCTCACAGACGGAACCGTCGAGTGCGTGGGCGAGGGCGAGGACCTCCACCATACGATCCTCCACGGCCGACGCCTTCTTTCCAAAGGCGTACCACTTGGTTTTCTTAAAGGCATTACCAAGGCCGCGTGCGT